TTATATAAAGAGTGTAATAAATCTCTCGCGTGGTCACCATATCCACTTCTCGTTGCAACTGGTGCCTGAAATACTAATGTTGGTTTCATATTATAACTTAATTAAACTATATTTTTTACGTGGTTTCCAATTTGCAAATGCACCTTCCATTCCATCTATTAACATTTGACACATTGCTTCTCTATTTAATTTACCTTCACCCATAAAGTATTTTCTACCTTTTAATCCGGCTTTCTTTCTTTCCTCTCTTCCCATATCATACCACTCTCTAATCAAAGGTGCTACATCTAAGAAATCAACTCTATCATCAAAGATATATGGAGTAGGAACTGAACCTGTTGTTGAACGAACTGGCCAAATTGGTTTCACCCAATCTCCCCAAACGTGAGTGTTCTTTTTGTATCTATCGTGTAAAGAACCAATCTCTACATAATCTTCTTCCATTAATAATTTACCACTTCCCTTTTGTCTAAATCCACATTGGTCTTGCATACCGCCTGTTACATTCACAATGATTGGTGTTCCAGCCATTACGGATTCTGCAGTTGCTAATCCAAATCCTTCGTTAGATGCTAAGTTAATTGTAACATCTGCTAAATTGTAAAGATAGTTTAATTCTATTTCACTAAACTTATCAGGTATGAAGATAACTTTTGAATCCGGCATACAATGGTCAACAAATGTAGGTAAATCTGTTCCGTGTTCTTGTACAGGTTCGGTATGCATTAACATACAAACTTTATCTTGTTGTTCTGGTCTTAATGTTTGTCTAAATTCATCGAATGCTAACATTGCATCCATTGGTTGCTTTCTTCTGATATTTCTGTTGTTCCAATATAATACAAAATCATATTCTTTATCACCAAATATTCTTTGTTTGAAATCATTAGGAACATCAACTGGTTTGTATAAGTCGGAGTTAATACCATGTGGTACATAACTTACTTGCCATTTTTGTGGTCTATTCCAATAAGATTCTTTGTCCCAACCCCAAACTCTACGGGTAATACCATAAGTTTGTTTAGAAATACATCCAATCCAATCACAACTTTCGTAATAATTTCTATTGTATTTTGGGTCTGGCAAATCATCCCAAATATGGTAAAAGAACAACGGAGTAGTTTGTCTGATTTCGTGCTCAATCTCATACAACCAAATCCAATATCTCGGGTCGGTAAAGTGCAGGATTGCATCAGGTTTTTCAATCATCAATAATTGACGAATAACATCAGCATTACCATAACCATCTGATGGGTATAGTTTTACCGATGCATCTTTTACACCGGTTTCGTTTTGAACACTCTCACTCAAATCAAATACTTTTCCTTGGTCAGGATGTTTGATTGCTGCACCCAATTGAACCCAATCATATTGATGAACCGTTCCTAATACTAATTGTTTTGAAACGTTTGCGATACCACTCGTCATACGAAGGTCATCGGAAAGTAACAGAATTTTCTTTTTGGCCATAACTTGTTTTAAATATATATTGTTTTAATCTAAATTTTTTAATCCTCTATCACACAATCCTCTTTCAAAAAACTCACACCATTCACACAATTTGGTTGCTTTTTTAGGATATTCTATTTCCATATTATAACTACCATCTTCTTTAAAGACAGTTTCAACGAAATCGGTAAATCCTTTCCATGCTTTATTTATAGATGGTTTGCCATTTGCTGGTACATGTTTACTCATTCTATGCGTTGGAATATCTTCTCTTACTTCTACTTTTCTTTTTAATATAATAAACTCAACATCAATCATATCTTCAGAAATACCAATTAATTCTGCATAAAACTTTTTATATAAAAGAATTTGTGCATTTTTAACCGGGTCAGCTTTCTGATATTTAGACCATCCCCTTGTTGATGTTTTAAAATCGATTATACGATATCTCCCATTAAATGTATCTCTTATAATCAAATCAATAAATCCCATAAAATTTACATTCTCTGCTATCTTAGTATTGATTGGTTGTTCGATTGCTACCAATTCATCATGCTTTAAAGAAAAGAAACGATTAAAGTTTTTAGATTTTTGAAACCAATCCAAAAGAACGTTTCCATCTTCTAAAAATTCTACCATTTCTTCTTTGGTGCATATTGTAGTATTACCTATTTCCCCACCACTTTCTTTTAGGTATGCATCTCTCATTCTTTCTTTTAGATAAACTTTTAAATCAATCATTTTATCAGCTTGTGATTTTGATATTCTTAAACATTTTTCTAAATAGTTTTGGAGTGTTTCGTGCATTGCAGTTCCGAAGATACTATGAATATTTGAACTGGATTCAGATAATCCTTCTATATAACTTAATTTGTATTGATGTGGACATGTATGCCACATGCTGTATTGTGAAAATGATACTCTTGCCATAAATCTAATATAACTAAATTATTTGAGATTACCAATTATATTTTTAATTTTAATTTAGTAATTTGTTTTTTATCAGTACCATACTTTTCACAAATATATTTAATATTTTCTCTACCTTCTCTTGTTGAGTAAAGAACTTCTATATATTCATTTGCTTCTTTTTCTGAACATTGAAACTCTTTCTTAATAAGTTCAACTAAAAACTCTTCGTATTTATTTTCACCTTTTCCTTTTATGTATTTCAAAAAGTATTTACCTTTTGGAATAACACTAATATACAACTTATACATTTCCTTTGGTTGTAAAGTTTGTGTCAAAGGTAAAAGAGTTGCAATCAGTTCGACCCACTCCGGTTTCATTGAAAGAAAACGATTAATCATAAAATTACTCCATGATTTCAAATCTTCTTCTGAAAGTTTATCAAAGTATTTTGGGTCCTGTTCAGAAGTTATTGCATTAAGATGGTCAAATAACTTTTTAGCTGCCATTATTCTTTAATTTTTGTTTCTTGCAATTCTTGTGGTAACAATTCATTCAATGCTTTACCGCAACTTGCACATACATACAATTCAATCGGCATTACCGAATCTTTTGCTCCTCCTGTTAATAATCTAGATACTCTTTTGAATCTATATGCTGGTAAGAAAATCTTACTACCACATTCACAATCCATATCTCTTGCATCACTTAAATTAAAGTTTGGTGGTAATCCAGGTCCACCCATTTGTCCGTCCATCATTATTTTATAATATTTAAAATTTGAATAATTGTGCTCATAAACACTATTTCTTTATCTACAACTAAAGCATCTTTGGATAACCCATCTGCAATTGTCATAATTGTATTTGCTACATTTCCTGTTGCGTATTCATCTACTTTATCGTATAACATTGAATACATTTCTGAATAATCGTTTAGATGATTATCTGCTACTGCTTGTCTAATCTTCATAAACAAATTACGTTTGTCATCATTTGATTTTAATAAGTCAATCAATTTAGTTTGGAAGTTTGATTCGACCATTACTTTGTGGTCTACTTTCAATTCTCCTTTTGCCGATTGTAATTGACAAGTATTAAGTATTCTTCTGATATCAGGATAATAAGAATTAATGATGTCTGCAACATTCTTAATATCATACTTAATCTTTTCTTCATCTAATACTTTACTAACTTGAACTGCCACATCCTTTTTAGTTGGTGGAGTGATTGCGAAAGATTGACATCTACTTTGGATAGGGTCAATGATTTTCTCAATGTAGTTACAAGTTAATATGAAACGACAATGCTTACTAAATGTTTCCATTAAGTTTCTAAGAATTGCTTGTGCGTTTGGAGTCATATAATCAAACTCATCCAAAATAATCACCTTAAATCCTGCAAAACCTACCGAAGATGCGAAGTTCTTTACCTTCGTTCTTACGGTGTCCACATTGTTTTCATCCGATGCGTTGATAATCATACTATCACACTTAATTGTATTTACGATAAGTTTTGCAAGTGTGGTTTTACCCGTACCCGCTTTACCATAAAACAATAAATGTGGAATATCATTTGTATCGAGATATTGTTGGATTGTTTCTTTTACTTGCTCATTTCCTACATAATCTGCAAGTGTTTGTGGTCGGTATTTCTCCACCCACAAAGTATGTTCTCTTTTACTTATATCGTTTGCGAAAAAACTCATAGTTGTTTTATTATTGATTCTGCTAATAATTTATGTCCTTCCGGTGTCAAATGTGTATCGTGTGAAGTTGCTATATGATATTTAAATTTTTCTTGCTGATTTATAAACATATTGTTTTTGTCTGCCCATTTTCTAATCATATATTCACCATCAATTGATATTCCATATTTTTGAATTTGTTCTTTTGTTAGTATATCTTTCCACTCATCACTATGAAATATAATTTTTAATTTATTTGGATAATTTACAAAAAGTTTTTCTAATTCCAAAAAATATTCTAGTTGAATTTTTTCAATGTTACTGACTGTATAATAAACATCATCCATAGTTAATCGATTTTCTGCTATCATAGATTTTATAGTAACATCCAATGCAGTCCATTGCCAACCATTTGTAAAAAATCTATCAAAATGAGTAAGCTGTATTACACAATATTCATAATCATGGATATTTACAAATTTCAAAGTATGTAGTATTTCACCATTTGATTTACCACTTACTGAATTATTTGTTGTTCTAAATTTAATGTATTTGAAACTATTGAACTATATCTATTTTTTGATATAAAATCTATATCATTTTTTGTAAAAATATATTTACTCATTCTATGTTCATCAAAAGCATCCAAATCATTACAATATAATTCCAATCCTTGCCCCCAAGTGTATGAACATCCATCAAAATATATTTTTTTCATATTATTTTCCGGTTGAACCAAATCCACCTTCACCTCTTTCGGTATTAGATAATTCTTCTACTTCTTCAAACTCTATTGGTGGATATGGTAATATAATTATTTGTGCACCTCTATCACCAACTTCGTATTTATTTAATCCACTTTTTTTAAATGTTGCCTGTAACTCACCTCTATATCCACTATCAATTACACCAACTGAATTACTTAAAATTAAGTCGGTTTTTCTAACAGATGAACGAGGAAATACCAATCCTACAAATCCTTCAGGTATTTCTACCGATATACCAAATCCATATGATATATCTAAAGAATTTTCAGATATAATAGATGTGATTGTCAAATCCATCCCTGCATCACCTGGTTTTGAATATTTAGGAATTACTGCTTTCGGATGTAGTTTCTTGATTTTTACTTGCATTTTCTAATTCTCTTTGTTTTTTAGATTCTTCACTAATTGCTCTTGGGAATATTCTAAACAACATTCCGTTTTGTTGGAAATTTAATCCTTCACCTTCTTTTGGTTGAATTTGTAGTACCAAAGGAGCGGGTTCTTCATCTTGTCCTTGCCATGCAAAAACAATCGGTTCATTATTAAAAAATTGAAAACACCACTCCGCATCTTGTATCGTTGGTAATTGTTCTACTTCTGATTTTTGTAATTCTTCCATTGGGAATAATTCTAATTGTTCGTTTGCCATTTTATTAATTTGAAATTTCTACTAAATAATACTTACACACAAAATCATCAATTTGGAATTCAACATTTGATAAACCATCAGTTGAAACTTTTAATTTAGCATTAGTTGCTTCTTTGTTTGCTGTAAGAATTTCTTTTAAATATTTTGAAGAGAATGAGATTGGTTTTACTTCACCATCAAATTCTTTAATTGCTGTGAATGTTACTCTGTTTGTCGAAATTGAAGAATAACCAATTGCCATCTTCAAATCACCACCTTCAGTAAAAACAGTAAATGTATCTACATCACTCAATGCACCTTTTGCTTTAATGAAACGGTCTACCATTTGTGATGTCATATCAATTGTAATACCAAAATCAGGCAATGCTTTCAAATCTGGAACCGGTGGAATAACACCTAAATCTGCCAACTGATAAGAAGTTTCAGTATCATCCGAACTTAATTTAAGAGTGATTGCTTTATCACCTGCTTTATCTACTTTCAATGCGATATCACTATCCAATACACCAATCATATTTTTCAACAATGATGTTGTATAAATACCTACATTAAATGGTGTTGAAGTGAATGCATTAAACTCTACTTCACCTAATAGGGTTTTATCATCAGAAATAAATCTAACTGATAACTTTGTTCCTTCTGCGTTCCAAGCTACTGATTCAATTAGTCCACCTAACGAATACTTTTGGATAAATTTTAATAAATTGTTTTTGTTCATATTTTATGTTTTATGTTTTACTAATATACGGATTTTATTTTATATTTCAAAATTTTCTTTTATATAATTGAATAAATCTTCTGCATAAGATTGATTTTGAATAAATGTTGCATGTTTGTGAGTATCTGGAAAATTTGGATAATTCCCATCATATCTCTCATCATCTGTGTATGTTGTATTTAGAAATGTTCCGTTCCAAATAAATGGTATATTTCTAACTTTTAGAAAATTTGAAATTATTAAATGGTTTTTATACCAATTTATAAAATCTTCATTTTTATTTGATAAAGATATAATATTTGCCCAATCCACTCTACCTTCTTTTTCTTCTTCAAAATATCCCCAAGGAGTCGGATGATATGGTTCGATATCACCATTTTCTCTATAATATTCTTTTCTATGTGGATATGTATACATTATCAAAACCAAAGACGGTTTTAATTCATCTGTCCAAGTAACAATACTTCTTGCTATATAATCATTACTTCTTCCACTCATTCCTAAATTTAAATCAACTCCGTTTGGAATAAGTCTTGATAAATAATGCGACCAAGTCTGTCTATCATTTACACCTATACCTTCCGTATGAGAACACCCAACGGACATAATTCTAATTCCTTTCTTTTTTGGAGAATCTCCTCTAAATCCCAATTCATTGAATGTATAAAAACATCCATCTTTATCAGAACCATTACCTACATTTTCTTTATTTTTTCTTTCTTCTAATAACCACTTATAGCTTGCTATATCAAATGATTGTGGTTTCCAATATTTTAAACTTTCCATAATTAAAATGCAAAAAACTTTTTAGCTGTTTTTGTTTCTGTTGTTGCTTTCTCCCATTTCAATGCATTGTAGAAATCATCTAATTTGTTTTCTAACTCTGCTTCAAATATTTTATCTCTATCAATGTAAGTTTCAACGAAGTCCATAACCTCTTTAGGGTCATTGTAATCTTTGAATGCAAGTGTATCTAGTCCTAATGGATTTGTTTTAAGATATACCCACTTAACTTTATCACCATCTCTGATTGGTTCGTGCTTATATGGACAGTTGAAAAACTTTAATAATCTATTGTATGCTATTCCGGCTTTAACGTGTGCAGGTGTTCCTTTTTCAAAGTCTGCAACTGCTTTACCTTTCTGCCAACTACCATTATCATACTTACTCAATTCTTTGATTGCTCCACCCTTTGCAATTACATTTACAGGAAGTGTTGGTAAACTCTTTTTGAATGTAAGTAATGTATCGTCAATATATTCATTATCTTTACCCATTAGAATATCTTTCAACATTGTGGACATAAACTTCTGAAATGCTTTGGGGAATGAACTTCTTACTACATCCAAACCTTTTACATCCAACTTATCGCAAGGGATACCATTTTTCAAAATCATCCATTGTGCNNTTTCTTTGCTACCCAAAATCCCGCTTTACTGATATATTCCTTTTTAATTTCAAATCTATGTTTCTCTTTTGGAATAAAGAAAAATCTCTCTGCTAATAAATTGTAGAATGAATTTAAGAATGCTTGAGTTTCCTCTGCAATTGTGTTTACCTCTTGTGCCATTCTCTTTTCATCAAACTCTTTATATTCTGGGTATCTGTGTTTTACCAAAGGTTCTGCCATCATATAAATTGAGTCCGTATCAATATAAACATTATAGTCCTCTTTTGTTCCTAACTCTTTCCAATATTTGATGTTTGCCATTTCAGCGGTTTTCTTAATTACCACTTGTCCGGTCAGAGTCACTGCCTCTGCATTATCCACATCATAGAAACGAAATGCAGGTAAACCTAACACACCATACATTGAGTTTAGTAGGATTTTCTGAACGTGTTGTCTTTTACCATAAAACTCATATTGTTCTGTGTTTCCTTCCTCACCATATTTCTTTTCCAATTTACGATACTCTACTCTCTTTTGAAACCATGTGTTTAGGATATCTGCAATCAAACCTGGTTTATCCTGATTATAAAGAACTCCGTTTGCTGCTACACCTAAATTACTATCTTTGATAACTTCTGCCAATTCCTCTTTGCTATATTCGTATGTATCATCTTTTCCTACTATTCTATATGTTCCACTATCTTCACCCTTAATCCATGCTTCCGCATCCCAATTCTCAATCTTACCAATCTTTGTTTCAGGTGAGATATTAAGTGTCATAATGATTGATGG